TCAGTACCAGAAGATCCATCAGTACCAGAAGATCCATCAGTACCAGAAGATCCATTAACTCCTGCAGCACCAGTTGCACCAGCTGGAGGAGAAACAATTCCACCTTCTTTTAATTTTGGTAATGATTCTGTATCTACTGTTTGTTTATCTCCACCGCCGAACCAATTCATTGGATTCAACATGGACATTACACCGCCGCCACCACCTGTTTTCTTTTCTGGTGGTGGTTTTTGTTGAGTCTCTCCTTCCGAAGTAGTAGAAGTTTCTTCAGTTTCTTCTTTACCAAATCCTAATAATTTTAGTGGATTGAAATTAGATATAATATCACCAACCCATTTACCAAGATTCTCAAACAATCCAAATGTAATAAAGTTTGCTAGAGCCTTAAAAAGTTCTGGTATAGTTTCAAATAATATTTTTGGTATGTTTAATATATTTTTAAGAAATTCTCCAGGATTAGTTAACCACTTAAGTGTAAGTAAATCAAGTAATGGTCGTAAAAATGCCCCAAATATTTTTAATTGCGGTTCAACAAGGGCAATCATTCTCCCTAACTGACCACCAATAAAACTAAAAACTGCACCAAGAAACTTTACCATTCCTTGAAAAAATTTTAATATTCTTTGTAGATTTTTTTTATTTTTCGGATCACTAATCCAATCTAAAATTTTATACTTAATAAAATCCCCAACAATACCACTAATAAAACCCCAGATACCCAGTACAGATTTTGTTGCTGCTTTAACTATAGGATTTTTCTTATTTGATTTCCCAGAAGATTTCTTTTTATTTTCTTGTGCTGCTTCTTCCTTATCCCTTTTCTGATCTTCGTCTCGTTTAATAAAATCTAAAATAGAATCTTCAAGTTTTGATTTCTCTTCTCTCTCAACTTGTAATATCTGATCTAATAAAGATTTAATTTGATTCAGAACACCCAATAAATTATTTTTTTCTCCACCACCAACAACAGTTTTAGCTGGTACAACTTCACTCTTTGGTGCAGGAGTTATACTCGAAGAAATTTTATTAGTAGTTCCAACAAAAGGAACTATAGCTCCTCCACCACCGGCGCCACTACCACCATCAGTATTGATTGGTGATTTAATTTTATTACCACTACCACCTTTCTTACCTTTAACAAGACCACTTCTCGCAGAACTAATCGCAGAACTTCCAGCCGCTTTTGCAGCTCCTTTTGCAGCTCCAGCTAAACCAGCTCTACCGCCCATTAGAGCTCCTCTAACTAATGTTCCTCCTATAGCTGCGAGTGGTGCTGGCATATTACTGTTGGTTTTTTTGACGTTCGTTTTCTTCTTTAATATATTCAACTAACATAGTAACATAGATTTCTCGTTCCCAAGGAATCATATTTTCTAATTCAGTTAAACTATACTTATGGTGTTGCATCATCGCAAAATTAACCCTGTAATAGTTTTCAAGATTTTCATGTGATAGGGCTATGCGAAAAAATTTGCAAGACCCTCAATTACAACTTCACTTTCTACTTTAGTTTCTGGGTTTTTAACTTTGACTGTGTGCGAAAGTTTTGGCATCGTCTCAAAGAATTTTTGTACTTCTACAAATTGTTTTGTATCCATACCTTCAAGAAATTCTAGAATTTCTTTTTTAGAAAAACTAGAAGAAACATATACCTCCTCTCCTTCTATAACTTGATCAATACACATCGAAGCAATATTAAAAATATCATCAATTTCAGAACTAGATTCTTTCATATTATTTTTGATGAAAAGATCCATACTCGGATACTTCATAACAATAGAAACTTCATCAGTTAATTTGATAATATTTGAGTGATCTTCAGATTTTTGAACTTTAATTTCATCAAGATCAATCACAACTGGAACTGTAGTTTCACCATCATCAGGACAAATAATATTTAGTTCAACTGTTTCACCAATTGACTTACCACGAATATTTAAAAATAGATATTCAATGTCAAACAACGATAAAGTATCAACTTTAAATCTACTTGTTTGAATACAGTTGTCGAGAATAACTTTCACAGCATCCGCCATTTGTTTCTCATCTTCAGTTTCCATAGCAAGAAGAAGAATTTTTTCTTCCTTTACTAGAAAAGGTCTATACTTAATTTTTTTCCCGGTAGATGGAATTTCCAACTCATATGTTGGCGCAGAAAGCTTTGGTAAAGGCATAACAATCTCTATAATATAGAAATACTAACTGATTTATTTATGTGAGTCAATTGAAAAGATCTAACAGATTAGTATCACCTCCACCATTGATAGGATCAATAATAGATCCACCAATTTTATCATCTTGAAGAACACTTGATGTCATAGTTTCATATTCAAAAGAAACTGACAACTTACTTAGTTCCGAAGTACCGGAGTTTAGAGCTATCGATCCAATATTACCCGGAAAGGCCTTAAATAACCTTACAGCATAAACAGGAATTGGTGTGTAGAACTTAGATGGTCCTTTATTTTTTGAATCTGGAATGATATGATCTATACTAAATGGGGTATCTAATGAACCTGGAATATTAGATCTACTACTTACAGCTCTTTCATATTTAACTATCACAATATCTATTGCATATTCATCTCTATATCTTGTTCTCATCTTTGGCGTTATCGTAGTTATTAACGGACCAAAAATTTCATCACGTTTAGATGAATATCCATAGATCCAATTTGTCCATATATCAAATAAACCTTTTATCCTTGAGTCTGCATCCATGATAAATGAAAATGATGCTTCACTAAAAACAGAACCATAAGCATACTTTAATGAAGGAGTATTTGTAATTCTATAATCTCCAGTAGAAATTTGTAATCCAGGGAGAGTTGCTTCATCTGCATATAGAGTCATCAAATTAATTGTTTCGCTTGTTCCCAAATCTTTAGTTTTTACGAGCTCTCTATACAAAGGAGAACCTGTTTGTATTTCAAATTTAACCTGATAAAAATTACTAAGACTAAATCCAAATCTTCTTATACTAGACTTGAATTCCTCATAATTATTAAACTCGTCAGATTCTATGTCAGTGACTCTCATTGTGATGTTTCTCCCCAGACGGATGATTTACTATATTGTTGATACATACCTTTCCTTCTAGTAACGAAACTTTCAATAGGAAGGAAGATAGCAGTTTTATAATCTTCTCTATTTATTTTATACATTGGAGTTTCCAATCCTTCCATGACGTAATTGTGATAACACTGTTTAGGAAACCTTGCTCTACCATTTTCTAAACCCATAATAACATTCATCCTAGATCTATATCTCAAATAATGTAAGTTGGCACCATAAAATTTTGGACCACCACTCAAAACATATACCAAAGGAAACTCATCATAAAATTTTAATTTCATTGCGTATGTTGCTTTATATTCAAACAAGTACATTTGACCAGCACTAGGTATCATAGTCTCCTCCATCTCCGACATGTCTGAATAAATATCAGACTGTTGGAAATGCATTCTTACTGCATCTCGATACCAAGAATATGATCTTGATTCGTTACCAGCTAATTCTTTTATTTCTTGAAAGATACTCATACTTTGAGTTCGTCTTCTGTGATTAACATAAATTTATAATTCCTATCATCACAAAACTCTTTTGCCGCTGTCCATTTGGCTTGGTTTTTGGCATACTCAGTAACTTCATAGATGTATCTTTTAGTCATCTTTTTTTGAACTTTTGGTTCTCTGGTTTGTTTCTTTGGTTTTACTTCAATTAGATACTTCTGGAGATTACCATTGATATCTTTTACTTTAATATAAAAATCAACAAAATATCTATGAACTCTGTTGTCTAGTGGAGATCTATATGGTATTACAATTTCTTCACTACCCCACTCAAGAATACTTTTATTTAAATCACAGTACTTCATGAACTTTAATTCCCAAGAAGATCTATAAATAATATTTTTATAGTCACCTCGATACTTTGAAACGTTTCGTGGAATGTATTTTCCCTTCAAAGTATTCATATATAGATATAGGAAATTGTATAAAAGTATTTATGGCGCTTGCATCTAAAAAATATTTAAAAGCATTAACCCAAGGATCTATTGAATTAGTATGGCCTGCGAACTTACAAGATTCTTTTGATTACTTACAGATTAATATTGCTGAATTTGTACCAAGAGCTAGACGTAGTTCACCCAGTATTTCAACTCCGCCACCTATAGCAACTCCAACTTCTACTATATCAACATTTGCTACTCTTCTTGCTGGCGGAACTCTTGATGATGTAGCTGGAAATATACTGAAAAATAAAGATACTATACTATTACCCATACCAGAAGACGTTAGTTATACAGATAATCCTCAGTGGAATGATTCTGCTATAGGAGTTAAAGGTAGATTTGGACCACAGTTTTTACAAAAATCTGCTGAAGGATTAGAATCTGGTGACACCGCAGGAATGGGTAAGGCATTGTCAGATCTAGCTGGTGCCGGTAAAGTATCAGTTATATTGGATCTGATAAGAAGTAAACTTGGAGCAGATCCGAATGCTGTCACTCAAAATCTTAATGGTAAGATAGCAAACCCATACTTAGAACAAGTATTTGGTGGTATTGGTATGAGAGAATTTAGTTTCAGTTGGAAACTAGTTCCTAGAAATGAAAAAGAACAACAAGCAATTCATCACATTATAAAAACTTTGAGAAAATCTAGTCTACCAGATCTTTCAGGAAACTTTGGAGGTATATCTGACGGACTTATTAAAACAAATCCAGCTACCGATGAAATAATAGACAATCAAGGTGGTGGTGATAGATGGTTGAAATTACCCAAGGTATTTAATTTAAGTTGGAGATCACAGGGTACAGAAATTGAATCGCTACCAAAAATTAAAACATGTGTTTGTAAAAATGTTCAAGTGTCGTACACACCAGACAATGTGTGGGCGTCACACCTAGTTAGTAAAGATAATCCATATCCAATTGGATATAATCTTTCATTAACGTTCGGCGAAACCGAGATTATTACTGGACTAGACGTAGAAAAAGGATACTAATATGTTTTTTGATTCAACACCTGATTTTTTATATCCAGATTTTAAAGTACCTGGAAAGTATAAATTATCAAAAAATCTTTTCCGAAGGATTAGACTCAGAGATAGTTTTAATGCTGTCTATTCTAGTTCCATATCATACACCATAAATGATGGTGAGACAGCAGACTCAATTGCTTATGATAAATTTGGTAGCAATGAATGGTATTGGTCAATATTATTATTAAATAACATTACTGATTTAAACAAACAGTGGCCTTTAGATAGTGATGAAATTGAAAAATTAATCATTAAAAAATATGGTGATTTGACAGACAAAACAAGACACTGGGAAACTTCAGAAGTCAGAGATTCTAATAAAAATATAGTTTTAGATTCCGGGGTAATCATAGAAGTATTTGGAGACCACCCAGAACAAAATAAAAAAAATTATTTACCGCAAATAAAAGATCCTGCTGGTGGTGCAGTAACTGGTCTAAGTATTATTGATGGTGGTACTGGATATTTAACATATGATAATGTTGCAATAACAAATTTAAGTGGTGGTGGAAATAATTTAACTGTAGATGTTGTTAGTAATAATTTAGGTACAATAACCAACTTAAGTATATCTAATATAGGTTCAAACTATAGAGAAGGTGATATTGTAAGAATCTATGGTGGCAATGCAACCGCTAAAGTAACATCAGCAACAAGTATTTGGACAAACTGGTTCTATGATTACATAGACTCATACAGTCCACTCGTGATAAAAAAAGCAACTGCTGCCAATAATTTAAATAACGTAACTAATAGGGAATATGAATACCAACTTAATGAACTAAAAAGAGAAATATACATACCAAAAAAATCAATACTTCCAATCATGCAATCTGAATTAGAAGAACTATTAAAGTATGATACTAAGTATAAAATAACAAAGGAAGGTTATAGAGTATCGGAAGATGTATAAAAAAAGGGGGGTCTTAAGACCCCCCTTTTTATTAAAGATTATTCATCAAACTCAGCAAGGTTTGCAAAGAAACTTAGAGTGTCATCCTCTTCATTAGAACGAGGTTGAATAGGTTCTTCACGAACTGGTTGTGTAACAGGACGAGACATAGTAATGTCTGGGTCATTAAATCCACCAGACGATAATTCATCTTCCTGAGTTTCTGGATCAATACGATTTTGATGAGACTTTACAGTCAGTACTGCAGCAAGACGTTTCTCTAGTTCATCAAAAGTTTTAAAGTTGGATTGATCAGTGAATGCAGTCAGAGAATACTGTTTAGCATAAACTGATTCGAGTTGTTCATCATCAAAGTTACCAAGAGTTTCTTGAGGTGCAAACTCACTGGAGTCATAGTTCCAATAACCATCAACCTTTTTAATCTTCAGTTTAAAATTAGCACCTTGCCAGAAATCAAATGGATTAATAGGAGTTTCATCTTCAAACTCTGGTTGCATTGCAGCAATAATTTTATCGTGAATCTTTTTACCATATTTGAAAAGACAAACTCTACCCTCATTTTCAGGATGCAGAGGATCACGAACAACATAGATGTTGCTGTAGTATGACAGTTTACGTTTCTGTTTACGAGCAACTTCTTTATCAGAATCAAGACCACTATTCCAAAGTTGACGATTCAAATCACCAACAGGATCAGACTTATTAATAGTAGTAAGAGAATTTTCAATATACCAACCACCGGGACCCTGAAAGGCATGACTGAAGACTTTTGCCCATGGCATATCTTCACCTTCAGGTGCAGGAAGGAAACGAATCACGGCATAACCATTACTAGATTTATCCAGTTCTGGTTTCCATAGACGATCATCGGCACCTCCAGACTTCTCACTTTTGGAAATCTTATCCAATTCTTGAGTCAGTTTATCGAAGGAAGATGCAGAATTTTTTTTAAGTGCAGCAAAAGACATGTGTGTTCTCCGTATTGTGTACGTATTTGGCCTGTGGGGGTTTCCCAACCACTTATATATAATACCATAGTTGGTCGGTGTTGTCAAGGTTCTTCGACAAATTTTTTCATCTCAGAAATTTCTTCTCGCATACGACGAAAGACTTGACTAGCATCCGTCTCACCCTCTTTAGCGACGAATGGTAGAGTACTCATTAACATATTAACAAAATCTTTGGCATCACTTTCTTCAGAATATTTTGCTCTAAAGTAAACCATTTCTTGAAGTTCAAGAAGTCTTTCCATCATAAAAAGATATTTTTTGCCACCTTCTTGAGTACGAAATTTATAACTCTGCATAAGAGCTTGAAGATCTTCATAGATCTGCATCATTTCAGCAGCTTCTGATCTGATCAATTCGTTGTCAAAAAAGTCCATGTGTTAATAAGTATTCTTTTATATTTAGTATTCTCTATAGAAATGAACGGTTCGTATTTCACTACTAGTTTTTTTACTTCAGGCCAAACAATCGGTTCAGAAATTTTTTGTGAAAAATATGGAATGAAGTTGATTATTTTTTGAAGTATAACCATACTCTCTAAACTTACATTACCAGCAAGATATTCTTTGAGTATGATTGGGTGTTGCCCATTGTTGACTTTAAATAAAGTATCAAAGTCTTCACTAATATTAGACAACACATCCATTTCATTCTGAAAAACAAAAGACATACTCTGAATTTTGTTTTTCCATTCAGAGTATGTCTTTGATTTATTTACCGAGATGTTACCAATCCAATAGTTACTATCTTCTATAAAATGACTAACAAGAAAATTTACTATTTCTTTCTCGTTATATTTTATACCTATTTTTTTAAAAAAATACTTATCTTTTCTTTTCTCAAAAGACTGCAAACTAGCACGCGACTTACCATTAAATGTAAAGAAGTTATATGTATCTTTTGAGAAGTGAAGTTTTAATGCTAGATAAGTTTTATATACATCAAAACCATCCATATTAAATAGGTAATTTTGCTTTAGATGATTTCTTCATGAATGATAACCTTTGGGCATCATACTTAAGTTTTTCCTTCAGTGTTTTTGAAAGAAGTTTAGATACAGATTCCAATTCAATTTCATTTTCTTCGCAAAATGTAAGGATCGCTTCAATGTAGTTTAATTGACCATTACTTTCCTTCACAATTGTTTCTACTTCCATAGAAAACTTGGAAGATGTCATAAACTTATTGTTAAGAACTTCATTGATTGCTTCTTTACTTTTACTCATTAGCAGATTTCCATTCTCGTATATACTGAGTAAGTTTTCTAATGTATTCTGATTTGTTTCGTTTTTCATAGACTTTGCATTCTCCATTTTCACAGGACATAATGATAACAAGTTTCTTGACTATTATACCAGTCATTTCATACAACATGCAAGCGTATGCAACAGCTTGAACAAAGTAACCGTCAATCCACTCTTCTGGTTTTGGTTTCTCTGCTGTTTTGAAGTCAATTACAGCGAGCTCGCCTTCATATTCGGCAATGCAATCAACGGTACCCGCTAACCCTAATGTCTTACTATATAGGGGTCTTTCTAATGCATGAATATTATTTATTTTTTTTAACGTTGGTTTAGCAACCTTAAATAATATTTCTGGTAGAGGATTCGATTTTGGTAGAGGTTCATTCCTAAGAAAATATTCTGTAAGAGTATGCATACCAGTTCCTCTACTAGTAGCACGTTTTGTTTTACGGTTAGCGTATTCTTCACCAACACGTTTTCTCCACTCCTTAATTTTTTTAGCAGATTGGAAACTAGTTACCGTAGTGACAGAAACTAGTTTTATATCTTCACCAGGAAGTTTGTAATATCTTTTACCATCTATATGAACTCTTTCAAGTTTATGTGGTAAGTCAATTTCTACATGATTAAACATTAAAATCCAAGACTAAGTTTACTGACCAAGTAGCTACGAATAAGTCCAGAACGAACGATGTCTTCGATACCAAACTCAACCATACCAAACTCATCCATCAATCTAAGGATACTCATAAAGTCAAGAACACCATTCTTTTCATTTGACTTTACCAAATCAGACTGTTGAACATCACCACAGAATACAATTTTACTATCCTCACCAACACGAGTAATGATACTATCAAGTTCATGAAAATTTAAATTCTGACATTCATCAACAATAATGATTGCACGATCAAGCGTAGTACCACGAAGGAATGATGTAGACCAGAAAGAAATAGTCTCTTGTGCTTTAAGATTTTCATAAAGCATTTCAAACGAAGGATCATCTGGCATCTCAAACATATATTTTACCATATTCTTATAGGGAATTTGGTATAGAGATGCTTTATCTTCATGTGTTCCAGGAAGGAAACCAATTTCACGGGTAGCAACTAAAGATCTAACAATATAAACTTTATCATATTGGGATTCTTCTTTAAAAACTTCTTTGAGAGCAAGATATAATGCAACGAACGTCTTACCTGTACCAGCTGCACCATACATGAATAGGTTTTTATCATTTGACCAATAGTCAAAGACAGATTCCTGAGATGGTGTTAATGGTTCAATGTTCACCAACATATCAGAATTAATTGGCTTTCTGCGTTTCTTTTGTTTGGCAGACATACCATTAATATCTGGTGTAAATTTTTTCTTAGCTCTTGCCATACTTAAAATCCCTGGATGGTTGAACCGTAGTGTCCTTTTTTAATATTGTTGATCTTTGTTTGGAGATCAGAAGGAACTTTATTTCTCCAATCACCAACCTCACTAATAGAAGAAGCAACTCCAACAGACCAGTCTTTATCCCAGTCTAGATTGTCACTTCTCCATTGTTCGTATTCAGTAACTGAAAAAGAGAGTTCTTTCTTTTCTCCTGTAGTTTTATTTATTACTGGATAAGTAGGCACTATTCTTTCTCCTTAGTTTTATTGAATCCAAATGGTCCGACTTTATCTTTAGATCGGTTTTTCATAACAACGTTAGCAAGAGACTCCATAATTTTAAGGATGTCTTCTGCCTTAGCACCTTCACCAAGT